CTGTAGTACTTGCTAAACATGCTATCACTGTTGTGTTGGCAGGAATACTATAAGTAGTAGAAAGGTTAGAACCAGTTGCACTAGTTTGAGTAGTGGAACTAGCCAAATTAGTTGTAGTAATACTAGTCACTGTACTATATGTACTTGTATTAGGTGTTATAACAAATAAATTTGTTCCATCGTAACCTGAGCTGTAGTAATCTGTAGCTCTTGCACTTAAAGTAATTGTGATAGCTGAAGATGTAGGGTTGCGCAATGGCATCATTCTAAAACTATGTCCCCCATTGCTCGTGCTATTATCATACATTAACATATCGCGTTTATAACCCAAACGATTACCATTACTAAACATGAGTGCTCTTGCACCGCTGCCGCGATCGTCATCACCAAGATATGTATCAGTGGTTGATGCTGCTCCGCCCTTACCATCTCCTAAGCACATATTGACAAATTGTATTAAATTAGGATCTGTGAATGCTGACTGATTAGTATATATACCACCACTAGGACCTGTAGAAGACCACTCACCTGTTGAATAAGTGTTTTGTCGATAAGTATGACTACTTATACTACCAAACATACCTTTACTTTCTAAAGCTACTGTATTTGTACCAGTAGAAGGAAAAGTGTATGCCGCACCAAGACTTAGATTGCCACTAGCATCTGTTATTACAAATTGTCCTGCTGTACCATCAACAGTAGGGAACGCTAATTGAGCTCCCCCTGGTCTTTGAATAGTATTTACTATTAATTTTGACATTTAATATCCCTTACCTTATGAAGCTAAAAGAGCAAATCCGGATGGATTCATTACAAAATGATATGCATCAGAATTAATTGTATATACAGTATTACCAGAAATAGTAAGAGTATCCATTGAAAATCTCATTGTATTAGCTGGAAGCGCTGCATTTGTACTAACTGTATTTGTAAAGGTAATAGTGCCGGTATTTAAATTACCAATAGTTGTATCGACATACGTCTTAACAGCATACTCTGTTGGTACAGCAAGGTTGGAGGCACCAGCCAACGTTCCATCAGAAGAGAACTCGTTAATTGATTCGCCAAGCTGGGCGCCAATCGAACCAAGTCGTAAGCTAGTCAAACCAGCCAAGTTAAATGCATTCGCATTTAGCGTTGCAGTACCTGTTGCCTGGTCAATTCTAAAAAACTCACCAACCCTGAAGTTACCGCTCTGGTCAGTGGATACGTAATATACACGACCTGGGAAAGTTTCAACAACCTCGTTACCTTGAGCAGCTGGCTGAGTTGGAACACCAGGATGATTTGTTGTTGTAACACCACCAGTACCAATTGACAAGAAATCGTGGCCAGTAAGTCGCACTTCTGAATAGCGATACCGAATAGTAATTACTGCGTTATTTGCAGAACCAGTTGGTTTTTCTTGCGATAGCACAATAACCATTCTACTAGTATTATTTACATAAGTACCAGACACGCTTTGAATAACATATGCTAAAGTATCACCGGCAATTGATACACTGCCACCTGGTCGTGGAGCTTCGGTTAGACCATCAACAATTAATATGAATCCATCAACTGCTTCAGCTGCACCAAAATCTACAGTAAACAGCCCGCCGCTAGTTGTTGTACAGTTATTGCCTGCTCCGAATGTTCCTGTTCTATTCTCAATATAAACTTTATCAGCAGAGAATTGAACATTCAAAATAGTTGCTGTTGCGCCAGTAACAGTATCTGTGATTGTGTCCCCTACGTTTGCTGTTCCACTTACATACACAGCATTCAATTGCTCACCTACTAGAGCACCTGTAATTGGTGTTTCTGTTGCATCAAACCCTTGTGATGTGGCACCATAAGTACCATATGAGCAGTTGCCATTCAATGACCGAATCTTAGATCCACTAGTGCATGTGTATCCAAAGGTACAGTAATATGTAAAGTTAGAAACTAGTTCTGCCAATCCACCATTATCAACCCAGTAACCTACACCATTATCTGAAATAACAGTGTAACCATGAAAAATCATACTCTTATTGCCAGTATTATGGGCAGTGCCGTTAACATAAACACCAATACCGCCAACGCCAATGAATGAACATTCCAGTACATATGGAGATTTGGTAGTAACAGGAGATGCTTCGTTAAATGCAACTGCAATACCAGCAGGAGTTGACGTTTTGATATCGGCAGCAACAGAACCAGGAACCCAGCCAGTCATACCTCTAAACGTCATTCTGTTCAAAATAGAACCGTTAGACAACTTAAACATTGTTCCTGTTTCAAACCCTGCCGCAGGTTCAACAATAGTTGTGCGTTGGTTATCGCCAACAATAGCAGTATTTGCAGGAACAACAATTGGTAATTGTTCAGTAAACGTACCTGTTTTAACAAAGATTGTGGCATTAGCACCAGACTGCTCGCATGCGTATTTGATGGTACGGAAAGGAATTGACAAGTTTCTACCAGCTGTTGCAATATCCTGCCCATGAGGAGCTACATAAAATACTTTATCTGATGCAGTTGCACCAAGCCAACCGTAGTCCGATCCATTGGATAAAGCAGACAATGATTGACCTACATTGTCTCCATCAAATGCAGGAATAACATCCGCTCCTCCTATTGCAAATTCTTCCCACTTAGGCGCCACAGTATAGGTTAGGCCTGTTGGTGTACCTGCGGTTGTAACAATTGCAACGCTTAATGTTGTTTGAAGAGTAAATCCAGTAACAGCACCAGCCGAACCAGTAACAGAAGATACTTTATAAGAGTTTCCTGTTGTATAACCGGTAATTGTGCCGGTACCACCAAGAGTACCAGTAATTGTTACAGTGTCACCAACTATCAGGTTAGTCGCAGTGCAGGTGAACTGACCAGCAGTACCAGAAATTGCCACGCTTGCTAGTGTTCCGCCACTATAATCAGTGTTAAATGCTACAGCATTTGACGTATGATCGATCTTAGCAATATAAGCTGAACCACCACTTTTTACAATGTCACCAACTTTAAAAAATGTACTGGTGGTCCAGTTACCTTTCCAAAAAACACCACTATTAAATTTTTGCCACTTGTTAGCTGCAAGATCGGTAGCGAAAGTTACTGATGCATGTGGTATGAGAGATATATAAGTATTTCCCCCATACACTACAACTTCATCAATTCCATATGATGTTGTAGTGCTCCACTCCCCCTTAAACTTAAAACCGGATAATATCTTGTTCCATGTTTGAGTTGTAGTTGGATTAATGTTGATGTTGTCTGTAATAGCTTGGAATAATGATCCACCATAACTAACAACTTGTCCGATATAATATTGTGTGGAAGAAGACCAATCAGCTTGATATGCAAAACCAGAAACAAAAATTTCCCAAAAAGTAGCATTGGTGGGAAGGTTGCCTGTTGTGTTAGATTTTGCACGATATATGTTGGCGCCATATGCAACTAAATCATTGGGAACATATGCGGTACCATTGTTATAAACAGATTTAGGAGATACGCCATCTACAAACTTATCCCAAAAAGTAGCATTAGTGGGGTTGTTGTTAGATGTGTCTTGCTTTGCAATGTATACCTGACCACCATATGTAACTACATCGTTTCTTTGATATGAAGTTTGTGCAGAAAAAGCACCTTCATATTGAATACCGTCAGCAAATAAACTCCAGTATGTTGCATTGGGAGGTGTCTGGTTTGTACTGTCCAGAATAGAAATATATACTTTACCACCGTAAGCTATACCATCGCCTACTTTATAAGCGGTTGAAGAACTATACACACCTTTAAACTTAAAACCTTCAACCATCAGAGCCCAATGCGTTGTAGTGGTGGGTAAAACACCTGCTGATATCAATGCATATGTATACACATACACGTTACCACCATATTTTACAATGTCATTAGATTCGTACTGGGTGCCGCTGGCCCAATCACCAGCAAAATGAAATCTTAATTTACCCAAATCTATTAATTGTGTCATATTATTTTAACCTGTAAATGTCCGTTGTCGCCCCATTGGAATTGAAGTAAATGATCTGACCAGACCCAATGTTTATAAGCATATTTATCTATGATATCGTCTTGCAAATTTGGGAGTTTAATTGCTTTTGTACCATCATCAATCATATCAATAACTAAACCTCCATCATCTGGGTTTAGTTGGAATCCATAAAATGTTTTGTTTCCAACGTTGTGACCTTCTGGAAATGAATCTGCGCCTTCGATACCAGCCATTAACTCACTCCTGTTAATATTGATAACACAACGTCTATTGAGTCATTCATTGAACTCTGAACCTTTATTGAATCGCCAATTTTAAGAACTATTTTATTTCCTTTCATAATCTCATCGGAAGAACCAGTTGCTATGTTGAAATTTTTTCTTATAAAGACATCGGTATTTGCGCTGTTTAAAATGACACTAGCGGGAACGGTTTGATTTGTAGTATTACATAAATTGCAGCCGATGAGAATGGATTTCTCTGTCGCAGTAAAGACAGTATTTGCTATTGTTCCTATGCCGCTTACTGGTACGTTTGTAAAGGCAGTCATTGATCCGTATCTCTTTTTGCTAAATTTATGTACAGTGAATTATTATTTATGTTATAATATTCCTGATGTCAAATGACATCTTCCTTATTAGCCCAACGCTATGGCATATACAATTATATCGTCTAACGATGCGCTGATGCCTTGGTTGCCAGTGTCACCCTTTGGACCAGGTATTCCTTGAGAACCTGTGTTGCCTGTATCGCCTTTTAGACCCGTGTTGCCTGTATCGCCTTTTGGACCCGTGTTGCCTGTATCGCCTTTTGGACCCGTGTTGCCTGTATCGCCTTTTGGACCCGTGTTGCCTGTGTCCCCCTTTGGACCTGTGTTGCCTGTGTCACCTTTTTCGCCCGAGCCAGTGAACGGCACACCGTTGATTGAGAAAGATCCGTCAGCACTAGCACTTAATGATGTATTGCCAAGATATAGTGTATTTGCTGATAAGTATAAGCTGCGCCACTTTTTTGCTGGCGTTCCTAGATCGTATGTATCATCCGTAGCAGGAATAATATGTTGATCGACAGCAGACAGGTCTATATTACCGCCAGTACCACCTGACGGTACTGCACCAATGAACTTACCGGAAGCAACATCGAATTTTAAAAATCTACCGTCTATCTTTGCTGAATTACGATCAACGTCATCTAAAAATTCTAGACGAACCTCACCTCCGCCTGAAGAACTACCCACACCCAGATTCATTCTGGTTACTTGTGCAGATATTGATCCTTTGAAATCTTCAAAAAGTTTATTGAGATTTTTTTCAATAGGAGCAACGTCTGGTGTATCACCATCGCGACCAGGTATTCCTTGTTCCCCTTGAGGACCAGTATCTCCCTTATCGCCTGCTGGACCTACATCTCCCCTATCGCCCTTGATACCCTTTTCGCCACGAGCACCTCTTTCGCCCGTGTCGCCTTTTGGACCAGTGTCACCAACATCTCCCTTAGGACCTACTTCTCCTACGTCTCCTACGTCTCCTTTAGGACCTGTGTCACCTGTATTGCCTTTAGCACCAATGGCACCAGTATCCCCTGTATCGCCTTTGGGACCTATATCACCGATGTCCCCTTTAGGACCTATATCACCCGTATCGCCTTTAGGACCCAATTCTCCTTGAGGACCAGTGTTGCCCGTGTCGCCCTTTGGACCTATTTCTCCAGCTATTCCTTGCTCACCGGCGTCACCTTTGTCGCCCGTTTCCCCCTTTGGTCCACGTAATCCTATTTCTCCAGGCGCACCGATTGGTCCAGAAGGACCCATTAGTCCTTCTGGGCCTTGAGGACCAATGGGTCCTTCCGGACCTTCAATTAGCAGGGGAATACTAGTGTGGTTTTCCAGTTCTTCGTGGAGTTTTTTATCTAACTCACTTCGAACTTTTTCGTTTTCTTTTCTTATTATTCCTAACAGCAGACCTAGCAGTTCGGCATTACTTTTCACTTTGCTCATCGTCGTTATCTCTTTCATACTCAGACGATAGGGAGTTGTATAATCTAGCCATGCTCTCTATTAGAATTTTTTCTTCTAGAGGCAATTGTACACTCGCCGTATTGTCACTGACTGTGTCTTTATTATACGTTAATTGTTCTTGGGTGTCAACACTATCTTCATTATCTTCGTCACCTGATTCATTCTCAATATCTCTATCAATAATTTCTATATCGTCTTCTGTCATTCTTAAAACATTTTTACGTACCCATGCCTTTGAGAAATATTTGCCTACTAGTGGATCTATATCGCCCAACAGTCTCAATCTCTCTGTCATAATTTCTGATTGTTTCAATTCTTCAAAATGATTGTCGCTAGCGAAATGGTATGTAATATTGTTCTTTACTTGTTTCCATTCCTCTCTTGTCATTACGCCTGTTAGTGTCAAATGTATTTCCAACAACTGATCGAACATTACGGCAAATTTACTTCGGAGACGATTAATGAACTTTTTGAATTTTATTTCATCTCTTGATATTTCTGTCGAACGGCCAATGTTGAAATTCACATCTGCTTCCAATCTACTGACAGGTACGTTCAAAGATCTCAAAAGCTTCTTCTGGAAATATAGAACATCGTCCATTTCACCAAGATTTTGTCCACCAGGCAACGTGGTAATTTCAGTACCTTTACCACCCTCTCTTCGAGGCAACCAAAAATCTTCAAGCATAGTCATATGACGTCTGTCGTCTCTTACTTCCCCAGTATTTGCATCATATACTAGTTTGTTTTTGTGCCTCACCATCATGTCGCGCAAATATTGCTCTGCTTTCATTTTTGGGAGATTACCAACATCAATGTAGAAAATTCTTCTTTCTGGTGCTCTTGATAGTCTGTATATTACTACAGCATCTTCAAGCATTCTCAGTTGATTCAAGGGCTTGATGGCTTTGTGTAGATTGCCCAATCCCATTTTATTTTTCGAATCGACTAGGCCCGAAGGTACATAGCATATGCTATCTGGTGATATTTTTATACCGCCACTTTTATCGGGGACACCTTTGGGATTGTAAATGTAATATTCGACTTGGTTAGGATATTCATCCATACCTGTTTTAGGATCAATTACTTTTTTTTGTTCTCGCATTTTGCGAATTTTGCGAGGATCAATATAACGTAGTTGCTTAATTCCTTCATTAGGTTTTTCTTTGTCGATCACTATTTGGTAGTACAATCTACCATCGACATACCATCTACGAAATATTTCATATCCTTTATTATTGAAATCTAATAGACCTAATATGGTATCAAAATGTTCGCGGACCACTTTTCTGATACGGGGAGGTAAGTTGGATTCGTCAAGAATTATTTCAATAGGGTCGCTATTATCTTCCATAATAATAGCATCGTTAATTATATCTTCTATCGCTTGATCGCATTCAGGTTGCAAAGCCATTTCACGATATCTTGTAACCAAATCTGCTTCAGATTTAGCTGATGCCTCCATATCGAGATATGTGCCATACATACCACCAGGGGCAACTTCCGTAGCTGCTTCTTCTTGGTTTAATGGAACAATAGCTTGAAGATTTGATTGATCTTTCTCCTCGCTCGGTGTTCTTTTTATCTCAAATCCAAACAGCTGCATTTACGACCTCGTAATATAAAAAAAGGGTACTATCTTCTATTTAGTACCCTTTTTATTATTGTATTTTCAAAATTACAGAGCAAAAATCTTATCAGCACCAGAACTGAATCTTACAATGATATCACCACCGTTTGGTAGAATAGGCAAGCCGGTTGCTGTATCGATGTATGCAATCAATCTTGAAGTACCTTGAGTACCGGTATTGTGAAAAATTATCAACGCTTCACAGTTTGCACCACTTACAGCTGTGAATGTTGCATCATCTGCATCAAACACACCACTGGTAATAGTTTTGTTTGCCAAGTTAGCTGTAGTAATCACAGCACTGTTTGCAATATCAGCACGATCCTCATGGGCTGTACTGAACGTATACAAGGCTGTGTCAATCAACGCAATCGTTATTGTATTGCTACTTAGATTTAAATTACCCGCAAGAAAATCTTCTTTTGCTTTTGGGTATAGAGCATTAGCCATTTTATTATCTCCTAATCAAATAAATTTTATACACCACCAGCATCGCCGGTTGTGCCGCCTTGTACTCTCCAGTAGTCGTACTGGAAGGTTACGGCGTACTCTTGAATACCTTCAGCATCCCACGTCAAATCAATGGGTGCAATGTCAGAACACCAAATACCATCAAACTCATACACTCTTATAACTGTTCCATCTTTTGCAAACTGCTTTACGAGAGCGGTAGATTTGTAAGAAGAAGGAGTATTGCCTGTAGCTCTCAAGTTTCCTTCAAATGTATTGATCTGGTTATTCCACTCTTCTATAGCATTTCTAATCAGGAAATCTTCATCGTTTATAATAGTTACGGTCCAAGGATCGAATGTTCTATTGCCTGCTAACTTAATCTGTCTACCGAAATAAGATACCGGTACTGTACCGATAGATGCGCCGGGCAGCTGAGCTGCCCTACACATAAATGGTATTTTTAAGTCGCCAGCATTGTTGACAGGATTGAATATCTGTACTTCAAATAAGGACGGGCGTGCCCCTCCAAACTCCAACTGACCTCTGAAGTCACTAACGTTAAAAGCCATTTGCGCTCTCCTTTATATGTGGTATACACTATTTATGTTGTTGATAACAAACTGTTGATACATTTGGTGCACCTTATCCAACTATTTCGGAGAATTCAACGCCTGTTCGTACAGCAACAAAATTTAGTTGAATGAAGTTAATGGATTTGTTTGGCTTAATGTATATGTCTCCAACAAATTCGTTTCTATCAATAACACTAGGTGTATTGTTTGTTGTGTCGCAAACTACGCGGAAATCACTTACACCACGTCGACCTTTTACATCGCGCAAGAATGGTTCAACCAAGTTTCTGAACTGTGCTCGTGTGAAGTCATCGTTAAATTCAAACAAGGTAAAGTTTGCAGCAGTAGATATTGCTTTTTCAAGAACAATAAACAATCTTCTTACGTTTATTCTATCGAAAGCGCTAGGCTGTCCTACCAATGTTTTATCGCCATACAGAACTGTGCCCTGACCTGGGAATGTTACAACAGGATTTATGCTGTTCTTGTACAGTGTATCTCTTTCTGACTTGCTTGGGTTGAAAGCAAGTTTGATAACATTTTTAATATTACCACGGTTGAAGCCTGCTGGAGAAAACCAAGGATCTCTCAGAGAATCAGTTCTAACCATCAAACCAGCTGTGTCGCCGTTGAGAGGAATATAACGATACTCGTCGTTGTACTTATCGTATTGATACTTGTAACCGCTGTCCAATACTGCGTAGGTTGTAGACGGTAACAGATTTCTGTAAGTGACGATGTCTTCTGCCTGTTTGCCTGCATACGCGTTATTATCCACAACTGCAGCTGCAGGAGGAGATATACAAACAATACAATCCTTGCGTACTTCTGCAATGTTATTAATCAAATGTGTTGCTACTGTTTGACCAGCGGTACCACCAACAACAAACGAAATATCCACGTCTTCAGGATTGCTGAACAAATTGTAAGCGGTGATAACTTGACCAGATGTAGGTACACTACCATCAGCACCATTTACAAACGATGCGGACTGAGGAATAACTGGAGCACCAAATGTTACACCTGCTGCAGCACTGCCAGCGTTTGTGTTATTGGCGTTGTGAGCTGCCCAGTAAACATAACGTGATTTGTTGTTAACAACATTCTTATAGAAAATGCTGGATCCAGTACCATCTTTAGCATCAGAAGCTTTTGAAACATTTTCAAAAATCTCCAACACAGTTCCTCTTGTACCTGTCCACAGACCATCTTCGTCAACAACTGCAATGTGCATTGCATCATTTGCTGCATTATTTGTTACTGCAAAATCAGTTGTACCAGGTGCTCTGTTAGTGTTACCAGAGAACTCCCACTTACGTACCAAGCCAGTGTTAGCTGTAACTGTAACACCAGTATATCTTGTTGCAAGTGTAATTGCTGTGCCGTTAGCAGCTATGCTAGCTACTTTAACGTTTTCTTTTGCACCAGAAGTCAATCCGAGCTCCAGAATATCGCCAGCCACTATCAATCCCGATTGGTTAGCAGATGCTGTCACTAATGTAGTATTAGCTGTTATAGAATATGTACCTGTCAGCGTAGCCTTGAAAGCTGTTGCACCTGGACATACGGATATTCTCAGTGAGTTGCCAAGAGCGCCTGGGAATTTTGCAACAAAGTCGCCTATATTAGATATTCCACTGGAAAAGTTATTTTCATAATCGTCGTTATTTTTTATCAACGTAGCTGTTGTATTAGCTGCGTTTGTGGTAGCGTTTTGCTGACCAGTCGTTGCTACTCGTACAACGTACAATGTGTTACCGTAGCTCAGGAAATTCACAGCAGTGAAGAAATCCAAAGCGTTGGCTGATGTTGGCTTTTGAAATTGAGCTACTAGTTGATCTTCAGAAGATATAAGTACTCTTTGTTCAACTGGACCCCAACGATAGTGTCCTGCAATTGCACCTTCTGTTGTTGATACCGAAGGTACAACCGTTGTCAAGTCAATTTCACTAACATTAACGCCTGGTGATACTTGAAATGGCATTGTATTCTCTCCTTATAATGGTTTGGTTTGCGTTTTATTATTTATTAATTATAGGTATTCTCACTTACCACTTTTCTAATATGGTATCACTTGGTGGCAATGACCATCCAAGTCTATCTGTGTCTATATTTATAATATCGCTATTGTCATGTCCATCGTCCAAAAACCCAAAAGGAAGAAGCTCATCTTCAATCATTTTTTGATTATCTTCGTATAATTTTTTACGTAAATCTGTATTGCTCATATCTTTAAAATAATCCTGCCTTATCAACCAAGCAAAGAGTACTGTACACATTACCACATCGTCATTATATCCCTCATCAGCTTCGTAGCTTTCTCTCACTTGTACAAAATTCGATAGCTCGTGAATAAAATAGTAATCTTCAAAAATCAATTTGTCTTGCTCTATAATGTCTTTGAGTGTTGAACATCCAATACGCTTTACGGATTTAGTTGTTCTTACTCCAAGCTGGGGTCTTCCAGAACCAAATCCAGACGATATTCCTTGAAGTCCATTTTTCTGTGCAATTTTAAATATATTTTCATATTCAAAATCGTAATGTAGGATACTAGAAACTTGTTCTCCTATATCGTTGATTTCAACAAGAACAAACGCGTCGTTATATTTTTTTGCTGCATTAAAGATTACATCAGGATATAACAAAGGGGATATATCCTTGCTCCGATATAGACCCACTCCCCTGTATGGGTATTCGGTTATATCAAAAACAATGAAAGCTGAGTAATCTTGACCCAGACCTCTCGATGTATCAACTACAATTACATATGTATGATCTCGTTGAACTTCCTCGTGGCATTTAAAATTATTTTTTTCATACAACGGTTCGACGAATGTCATCATTCTCAATTTATTAGGATGTATGAGAGTATTGGTACTACCTAAAAATAAACATTCAAATTCTTGACGGAATTGCTCTTCAGAAGTATTCCGTATAATCTCTTCGCGCCACTTCTCATCCCTACCTGGTACATCCGACCAGTGTATCTCCATTCTCTCGTAGTCATTTCTTCCTTGCTCACTATCGATCCAAATCTTGTAAAACAGATTCATACCGTTGGGCGTGGATGTTATTATAACTTTTGAAGTTTTACCAGATGATATGGTAGGAAATACAGATGTGAAAAACTCTTCTTGAATATTGTTCGGTACGAATGCAAATTCGTCCAGGTATATGAGGTTTTGAGTCTTGCCTCGAATAGCACTTGATGATGTGGAGGAAGCAATAATTTCTGTTCCATTTTCTAACTTGATGCTAGCCTTGTTCCACTCTATCACGCCCTGCTGCATCCATTTAGGGAGATGCTCATACATCAACTTTATGCGCCCAAGAATGTCGATTGCTTGGGATCTCTTGTTGGCCAATATTGCTATATTGTAGTCTTCAGTAAAAAGTGCTTTCCACAATATATACGCGCCAACACTGGTTGTCTTTCCTACCTGTCTTGGAAGTTTGCAAATTGTAAATCTGTTTTGGTCCATTGTCCGTATCATTTTATCCTGGAAATCCCAGGTATTGAATGGTACTAGACCTTCATCGATGCTTACTATCTTGACATAATTTTTAATAAAATATAAATAATTTGTGGCAACCTTGATGTATTCTTGAACTTGATCGTGGGTGAATTCAATCTTTACGCCAGCAGCTTTGAGATTGTTGTTACCTAGATATATTTTGGTCATGCCTGTTGCCCTTCTTTCTCAAAGATGTTATAATGATCTTGTAGCCCCTGAAGGATGCAATTAAAGGCCTTCTTTCCTATCCTTGATAAGCTTCTGTAGCTCTGCTGTATTGCCTATGAAGAGAGCATTGGTAACGTTCTTTGGTGATTCCTCTTCTCTTAGCTTCTTTAGTTTAGATTGAACTTCAAGAAGATCTTTGTTGGTATCGGAAAGTGTTTTTATCAATGTGCTTACAACTTCGAACGCACGCGGGGATTGACTCTGGTTGGCAATATCAACTAAGATATCTAGAGCATTGGTTCCCTTTTCAATTACGCAGTAAAGATTCTCCCTCGCATATCTATAGTCCTTGTCTATCTCATCCACGCCAGTTTCTTTCTTTTTTGCAGGAATAAACTGTTGCTGCTCGGCGATGTCAGCAAGTGGTAGATTGAATATTTCAGTAAACTTATCATCCATTATTGTGTTAGGCATATCAATACTCATTTATAGATTTTGCAAAACCATAATCATCATCAGAATCTATTTGTCTATAATCGACTGATAAAGCAGGATCTGAAGTGGGTTCGCCTGCTGCAGTTAAACCAGGTGTGATAACAGCTGTTCTCGATTCACCGGCAGACAAACCATCTTGGAAGCCCGAAGAACTTATAAAATTAAGTTCCGTTCTTTTAATAAATCCACTTGTCGATATAGGACCAAATATATATCCCTTCATTGTAAAGCTCAAGGTGTAAACTATAGCTCTTCTTGTTTCAAAATCTCCTTGATACGAATCTTCCAGGCTCACATCGTTCAAAATACAAGGCACATCATAAGCAAGATTCAGTTCGGGAATCAAATTGATATTGTTGGTCCACTCGGGTTGAAAATAAGGAAGTATTTGTTCTACTATCTGAGTACCATCATCAGCATTTCTTACAAATATACTCATTTGAAATTGTATGTCGTAAGGAACCGGTCTGTATTGAGATATATATGCGTTTGGGTCAGTGGCAGAAGCTTTGACGTTTTTCTGTAATGAAGGCAATTTCCTAGCAGGGGCATAACTCAACCCAGTCATCTCAAATCCAATGCGAGGCAAAGAAATGGCAATAGCTTGGTTTAGATCCGGATCTTGACTAGCTCTAACAAGAAACTTTTCTTTTGGTCCATACGCGATAGGAACTTTGAGTGTTTGTATTCTCTCGTCATTTTGATTAAAACGCTGTACGTATATTCCATTGAACATATTTCCAAACGTAATAACATACTTCCTCAACGTACTGTGATAAAAACTTCTTCCGAACATAATTAATACCTGTCAATTTCAGAAAAGGGATTGCTCTCGCTGAAGTCAAGTATGTTACCAGCCTGTGTCTGGAATAGACTATTATTCGCTGATCTGTCTGTGGACTCAACACTAAATTCTTGCAACAACGTACCATCGTCTTGCGTCTTAATAACTCCTGACTCATGCTCAAGATTGAATTGATATATCAACGTATCCAGACTGTATGTTGATTGCACAGAATCAATAGCTGTATTGCCGGTTGTAAATCTTTCTGAACTGTACTCTAACAATTCACATTTGAGATCGTAAGTTTGCAGGCGACCCGTTTGATAAAAAATTTGTTCATGCTCAACAAATTTAATTTCAAATAATTTTTGCACCAACGGAAAGAATATAATATCCCCTTCCATTGGTCTATTTAGTGTGTTGATATAATCGTCACCCTCGAGCATAAATGCATCGGTGTCTTTGGATTGAGTGAGAAATTGTCGTGACGGTGTTTTAGTACTACCATTTTCGAATATTAAATTATATCCAACCTGGGTTAATAACTTTGGCGATGATATAGCTTGATCAAAACGTTTCCTGGCAACTGTAAAAGTAATTTCATCTCTTATCTCCAATCCAAAACGAGAAAACAGATCTCCTTGGCCTTCAAAGCCTTCCACATTTTTTATGTACATTTCAATGCCAATTTCTTCTTCAAACTTTGATATTAAATCTTCGCCAAATAAATTGTCGACATTTACCATTGTTCCTGGAATATATTTTACATTGTGACCGTAAACTTTAATAGCTTCAATGGTCAAATCTTCAACTAAATCCTGCTCGCGAGGATAATTAAAGTTATTGAAGTATACGTTAGTAGCCATATCAACCTATCATGTCAGCGACGGGAAGACTGTAGCTAGAAATCATCTCATCTTCTAGTTTAATAAGAGCTTCTTGAGACTCTTCCCATATTTTTTGACCATTGAATGTTATACCACCTGGCATCTGCAACCCTTCAAACTTTTTGAGATTTTCTCCCCATTGCCTCTTGATAAGTTGAGTGGTATAACGGAGTAACCATCTGTCACTATACATATCCGTATTTTCATCAGGATTAATAACTCTATACGCATCAAGAATTATGTAGCTGTCAACAGGTATTTTATCTTCCCAGCTGGTGTCAATGAACACCCTGTTGTTGTGACGATTGTATCTGATCGGCTGTTTTCCGACAAAAATTTCTTCGAGCAAATTGACATGCGTCATTGCCATAACATAAGGAACAACGGACGATTGGAGAAGGTCGTATAGATCGTTTAAGTGTATCTGATATCTTACATTAAACAAATTGTTGACAGAGTATGTACCGCCAAGTACAAAGCAACCCGACACACCAATTATGGCCTCGGGTACAGTTATGAAACCATTTATTTGATCTTGGGTAGTACACTGGTGCTTGTAATAAACATGTTCGGTACCATCGAAATGATAGTCCCGATAATAAGCAATAGCCTCATCAATGCGATCTTCAAGTTGCTCGTCGTCAACGTTTATATCAACAACGGGTGCTCCAAGATTACGGAGACAATATTGTTTCAAATCTTCTCGTGACGTGGGTCTTGCCATAACTGTAACCTTCGATAATAATTTGCAATATAATACTATTTATGATTATATCAAAGGTACAGTTTATATCTACCTAAATTCAACCCAGCCAGTCATAATATATTTTTCTCCTGACAAAGGAGGATTGCCTCTGTGCGCCCAAGGGTAGTTAGGAGGAAATATAATTAATCGTCCTTTTTTAGGAGCAATGCGCTTTGATTGATAGAGAAACTCTGTTTCACCACCCTCAGCTACATCATTCAAATATAGAATATATACACCTATTCTATCAGAGAAACTCTTACTACCGTCTTCACTATGCCACACATGGTATCCACCTGAGGGTAAGGTTTTTTGAACTTTGTAGGTATATATTGTGTGATCTTGATAGTTGTTCAAATCGCTAAAATTGTTGGTGTAATTCTTATAACACACATCCCAAAAACTTGTATTGAATTCTTGCAACAAATGTTGGATGTGTTGTGAAGAAAAACTAATTTCATTTGAAGTAGGATTGAGATTACACGACTCATCCTTTTTCATTATCTCTGGATTTGATCTACTATAGGTTCTGTTGTTTGCTTGGCACCATTTGAAATGTTCAATTATTTTATCACAAAAATTAATTGAAAATGCACCATCATAAACACCAATAAAATTATCGTACTCAGCAATCATATTCATCTAAATTTAGGCCCCGCTATCCACGCAACTAAAGATTTTCTCACACCACGAGTAACAGGTGTTACTCTATGTAGTATATAGCTTGGAAATAAAACCGCTAATCCTTTTTGTTTTTGTACAATAGTGGGGTCGCGGCTCGTCATTATTTCCAGATTACCCCCATCATATTCATCGGGGTCAGTTAATTGTATTACTATAGATAATTTTCTGGGACTCTCAGTGTTAGTACCGGCATCCATATGCCAATCATAGTGACCGTCTTTATCACTTTCGTATACAGAAAATTGTAAACTTTCACATAACCCGTGTATATCAAAACCATAATATTCACTATTGAGGTTTTGTATAATATATCTCAATCTATTATACAGCCAGTCTGTACTTTGGTCATAATGAATCCAAGATACATCGGTGCTGCGATAATCATCGTCAACAGTATTTTTATTTATTACAGCACGACTTTTTATACGCGATTCACCCATTTCTATTATTTGTTCAATTTCACTGTCAGAAAAACCATCCCGCCATGTTGTGAAGGAATGATCTCCATACCCCCTTGAGGGGGCTGGAGTAAAAATATAATGTGTCATTGTCTATCCCAATCTACTACAATTTCTCCTGAACTTGCTACGGTTACTGGAAATGTAGATCTCATTGTAATTGATGCTTGCGCATTTTGAATATTAGCAGCAGCGCCTGAATTACCTGCACCACCACCGCCCGCACCGGTACCGTTATTACCCGATGTTCCTGCATTACCATTGTTACCAGGATTACCAGGATTACCAGCTGGTGTACCAGAACCAGATGATCCTGTGTTGCCTGGTGAACCATTGTTGCCTGCTGATCCTGGGTTACCAGCTGGTGTACCAGAACCAGATGCTCCTGTGTTACCTGGTGAACCATTGCTGCCAGGATTACCAGGATTACCAGCTGGTGTACCAGAACCAGATGCTCCTGTGTTACCTGGTGAACCATTGCTGCCAGGATTACCAGGATTTCCAGCTGGTGTACCAGAACCAGATGCTCCTGTGTTGCCTGGCGATCCGTTGCTACCAGCATTACCTGGATTGCCAGGATTAGCACCAGTACCAGATGCTCCTGTGTTACCTGCAGGGCCTGGGCTTCCAGGATTGCCAGGACTTCCTGCTCCACCACCTGAACCTGGTGATCCATTACTACCAGGGTTTCCTGGTCCACTACCAGGATTACCAGGATTACCAGCGTTACCAGGATTACCAGGATTACCAGGGCTACCTGGATTACCTGCATATCCTGGATTACCTGGCGATCCCCCTGTTGCACCGAAACCACCAGGGCCTGCACCACCTGGGTTGCCAGGTGATCCGCCAGAGCCTGGATTACCTGGACCGCCTGGATTACCAGGGTTACCTGGATTCCCTGGATTGCCATAACCAGAATTACCAGGACTACCAGGATTACCAGAACCACCAGGACTACCTGAACCTCCCCCTGAACTACCCCCACTACCCCCACTACCTCCACCACCAGGTGATCCTGGAGATCCTGGATTTTGATAATTTATACTAACAGAACCGGAGATGCTTGTAACAGTACCCCCACCTCCTCCTCCACCACCACCAGCATTACCGGCATAACCAGGATTACCAGGACCACCAGGATTACCAGCGTTACCAGCGTTACCAGGATTGCCTGGGGGTCCACCATAACCACCTGGTCCATTATTACCAGGATTACCGGCATAACCAGGGGAACCAGGATTACCAACGGGGCTGCCAGCACCAGCGTTTCCATTACCACCTGGGTTACCACCACTGCCTGAATTTCCTGGATTACCTGCTGATCCTCCCGAACCACCCGTTCCATTGTAACCAGGATTACCAGGATTACCTGCACTTCCTGGATTACCTGCTGATCCACCAGCGCCGGCCGATCCATTATAACCTGGGCTACCAGCATTACCTTGGGCACCTGGATTACCGGCATTACCACCACCGCCACCTGATCCATTATTACCAGGATTGCCTGAATTACCTTGGGCACCTGGATTACCAGCACTACCACCTGTGCCACCTACACCATTGTTACCAGGATTTCCCGAATTACCTTGGGCACCTGGATTACCAGCACTACCACCTGTGCCACCTACACCATTGTTACCAGGATTACCTGAATTACCTTGGGCACCTGGATTACCAGCACTACCACCTGTGCCACCTACACCATTGTTACCAGGATTTCCCGAATTACCTTGGCCACCTGGGTTACCAGCACTACCACCAGTACCACCTACACCATTGTTACCAGGATTTCCCGAATTACCTTGGGCACCTGGATTACCCGTTACACCTGCACTGCCTGCACTACCGGCATTACCACCTGAGAAATTAATAGAGAAAACGTTCGATACATTACCTACATTACCATCAGCTCCTGGATTACCTGCTGCTCCTGGGTTTCCAGGACTTCCAGCCGCACCTGGATTAGCACCAGTACCATCAGCTCCTGGATTACCTGCTGCTCCTGGGTTTCCAGGACTTCCAGCCCCGCCTGCATTAGCACCAGTACCATCAGCTCCTGGATTACCTGCTGCTCCTGGGTTTCCAGGACTTCCGGCCGCACCTGGATTAGCACCTGTACCATCAGCTCCTGGATTACCTGCTGCTCCTGGGTTTCCAGGACTTCCAGCCGCACCTGGATTGGCACCAGTACCATTAGCTCCTGGATTACCCCCTGATCCAGCATTTCCTGGCGAACCTGGTTGACCTGAACCTGCTCCCGATCCCCCACTACCTGGGTTGCCTGCATAACCAGGATTACCTGGATTACCTGGATTGCCGGAAGAGGCACCTGATCCACCACCTCCTGGATTACCTGGTGATCCAGGACTTCCTGGGGAACCTGGTTGACCCGAACCTGCTCCAAATCCATTATTACCTGGGTTACCACCACTGCCTGGATTTCCTGGATTTCCTGGATTTCCTGGGTTGGCACCAGAACCTGAAGGACCAGGATTGCCGAAGAATCCATTGGATCCTGGACTGCCTGGACTACCTGGACTGCCGCCTGGATTTCCTGGATTACCAGGAGGGCCGTAATTACCCCCATTACCACCTACGCCATATGATCCATACATAAACACGGCACCAGGTGCATTGGCTGTTGCTCCAGTACTACCAGCAGGCCCACCAGGACCACCGTTACCCGATCCACTGCCTCCTCCTGGACCAGCCACGCTTCCTGTAAAACCAGCAGGAAAAGATCCTAAATAAACGAAGAAAAATTGACTGCCACCACCTGATCCCCCATTACCACCTGGGGAACCACCACTACCACCGTTACCACCAGAACCACCGCTGCCACCAGGTCCACCTGGACCAGCATAACCAGGATTGCCCACACCACCAGGATTACCAGCATTACCACCAGTACCTCCATTACCACCGGTACCATTGCTACCACCATTGCCAGGATTACCAGGATTACCAGGATTACCTCCTGCTCCACCTGGACCACCTGGACCACCACTACCAGAGTTACCTGGGCTACCTGGGTTACCAGCAGCACCACCAGTTCCGGCGTTACCAGCATTACCAAACCCACCTGGATTACCAGCATTGCCAGCATTACCGGCGTTGCCACCTGCCCCACCTGCTCCACCTGGCCCATTGGTACCAGGGTTACCAGATGCTCCTGGATTACCGGCATTGCCTTGGGCACCACCAGCCCCCCCAGTACCAAATGTACCAGCGTTACCAGATGCTCCTGGATTACCGGCATTGCCTTGGGCACCACCAGCCCCCCCAGTACCAAATGTACCAGCGTTACCAGATGCTCCTGGATTACCGGCATTGCCGGCAGCTCCCCCTGCTCCACCAGTACCAAATGTACCAGCGTTACCAGATGCTCCTGGATTACCAGCATTACCTTGGGCACCACCTGCTCCACCAGTACCAAATGTACCAGGGTTACCTGATGCTCCTGGATTGCCAGCATTGCCGGCAGCTCCACCTGCTCCACCAGTACCGTTATTTCCTGGATTACCAGGATTACCAGGATTACCAGGAGAACCTTTTCCCGCCACAGTCACATCTTCCACGCCAAATGGAGACGTGAAATTTCCACTCGCGTTAAAAGTTTCTGTATCGCCTGGAACTAAGGTTCTTCGCGTTAAGGTGGTTCTTGAAATAGGCAAGGTTTATCCCTCGAATGCTTTCAATTCAGCCCACGGAGCCGATAAAATATTTTCAATGCCGTGCACTAAAACTTGTTGTGGATACCCTTCTGAATACAACTTCTCGTAAACCACAAAAGGGAAGGTAGGTGATTCAACAGCATATTCTGTATTGATGAAGTTGAGTCTGGCCCAATTTAAAATTTGATCCATACCACTCCAATAATGCATGTGCCGATATTCAATACCATTTTCGTTCAGATGTTCCATTGCTTGAACACCACTAGCAGCCGTGCTATCAAATGCGGTGTATAGATAAAAATTTGAATTTTGTACATGTGTTGTCATATATTTTGCTCCTTAAGCAACGTTTGCTAGTGCAAGAGTACCAAAATAACTGGTACCTTGATCTATTGTGAAGAATGTAAGTACATCAATATCTGTTGCGCCAGTCGATAAAGGCGGTAACAGACCATCAGTATATTTTGCTCCCGTAAAAGTAGCTGTTCTATTACCTGTTGCATCTTGACGTAAAACAATAGTTGCAGGCTGAGAGAATGTAGCAGCAGGAGGATTAATAAATGTGAATGTCACATTTGCCCCTAGAGTAACATCAAATATATTGCCTTGATCAAGATTTATATTCGTTGCAGTAGTTACCGTACCTAGCGATACTATCTTTTCTTTATACGATTGAAAATTCGCATCGCTAATAGTGCGGTTATTATCAATAATAGTTGCGCCAGAAATTTGTAATGTATTGGCACTTACAACCTTAAAAATGTTTGTATTACCAGTGAAAGTGTTATTGGCTGAAACGCCAGCAGCCACATTTATAATCTGGTTAGTACGCCCACGCCACTGATTGAACGTGTCCGTTATTGCCACGTTGGCTAGCAAAATTCCCGAGTTAAACAAGGCCATTTGGTATACCTTTAATTTTGGTTTGTTAAATATTTATAAAAAAAATATCACAGCGTATGATGTCTTCTCCCTTATTTATATAATGTGTCAATCAAATGATATACTCAATCTAACTAAATATCTTTGAAACCATGGGAGTATATTGTGAATAATGAAACTATAAAAGTATTTGTGGGATGTGCACCTAACGGTGAAGATGCAGAATCAATGATGGTACTAGAATATAGTATCAAAAAACATTGTAGCATGCCAGTTGAAATAGTATGGATGATGATAAGCGATGATCCAAATAGTTTTTGGTATGGCTGGGATTCCTCAAAATGGGCTACACCGTTTTCTGCTTTCAGATGTGCAATTCCCGAATACTGTAATTTTCAAGGGCAGTCCATATATATGGATAGTGATGTCATGGTCCTTGCTGACTTAGCTGAACTTTGGAATTTACCATGGACCGATGATACAGCAATTGTACAATCAAGAGGCAAGTGGCGACTGTGTGTTAGTAAATTCAACAACGAGCGATGTCGCGATAATCCAGCATGGCCCAGAGTAGCCCAGCACAAAAAGTATCCAGACTTGTACGGTAACGTGTACGGATTAATAAGTCGTACAGATTCGCTCAGACAAGATTTTGGATCTGAATGGAACAATCTTGATGGCGAAAACAATACACTACTTTCTGAAATAAAAATACTTCATTATACTGACATGTCATCACAGCCCCAGTTAAAATATGCTATTCCTAGACTCGAGCAGCAAGGTAAAAAACATTGGTTTGATGGACAAGTGAAGCAGCATAAAAGAGCGGATGTACAGGAGTTGTTTGATACTTTGTATCAAGAAGCAATCCAGGAAGGGTATCGCTTGGAAGATTATTTGCCAAAGCGCTCTTACGATATCAACTACAAAAAAGCATGTTTGAAAAACTGGAGTTTTGATAAGCTGAGAGGATAGATCTATTTGGTAGTTGTGTATACCATATTGACGTGTTCCACATCTTGATCGTTTAATTCTTCAGTATCTTGATTATTGAGAATATTGTATAGACGATCAATCAACACATCAATAACTATGCTCATCTCGTCTAACTCTTGCTGCATATTAGCTCGCTTTTGAACTAGATGTATTATTCTTTCATCTAACAATGCTTGCTCTTGAGTAAAGTCTTCTCGATCATACTCAAATCCATCTATAATTAATTTATTTGACATTTATCATAGATTCCTTAATATTACCCAATAATAATTTAGATTGGGTTATTTTGCTTTCCACAATCTCAGAAATATCAACCTTAATATTATTTGTATATTGATACAGTAATTCAAATGGCATTAGAAGGAACGACTCAATACTACTGGACTCAATAATTTCATTAGAAAAATTAATTAGTCCAGCATTTTGAGTAAGCCACACATTCCTTTTCAACATCATATGTGCCTCTAATATTTCTGGCATCAAACAATCATCTTTGCCATTCAACCCATATGACATCAACGATACTTTCAAATCTTGTTTCATATCCCATATGTTGCCGTTCCGATGTTCAGAATATTGTCGCGGATTCACTAGCATAACATCAGTATCAAATGCTGTTTTCCAATCTGCTATTCCTGATATTTCATATGCTTTATAATAGGATTTCTTTAAGTAAGCACCTGGGTATTTTTTACCAACGCTAAAATATCTTGTGTTCTCCTGTATTGCTTGGAGTAGTTGCTTTTCAAAAGGGATGTTAATAATTTTAACAGAGTTACCTCTAATAAAAAAAACAGGATCTGTTAAAGACGTATTTTCATCAATGTAAGTGTCGACGTTATCAGTTACAATAACTTCCACTGCAGATGAGCAATGTCTTTCAATTGATGCTAATGTAATTTCTAGATATTTGCTTTTCTCAAGTAGAATTATCATGTTCTTTTACATATCAAATTGTAAGAGTTTAAAAAATTATACATTTTTTCAACAGCACGAGGATCATCCATGTGTATTATTCCACTATACTCACTTGACAATAATTTATGTAGAGCATCCCGAGCTGAATAATGTTGTGAATTTAAAATAGTGTTGTAGATTGATCCGTACGTACAAGGACCTGAATATTTTTCATTTTGTACCAAACACATCTTCTTACCCAACAACAAAGAGGATAAACCCATTTCTGAATTTTTACAACAAAAAACTACTTTGGCATTCAGCAAGTATTGGAATGCACTAGCGTTGCTATTTAACACATTGGCATCACCGAATTGTTTTCTCAACATAAACAAATGATAATTACTCGTCAAAGGATGGGGCTTAACTTTAGCACCTTGGTTGTCTACAATATCCTTAACTTTATTGAAATCCAATATGTCATCTAATATATTTGTACCAGGCAAAAAAACAACACGGTCGTAGAATTGCTCCTCCTGATGAGGGATCAAATTATACTTGTCAGCCAAATTATTTGCTATACGATGAACCACAAAAGGATCAATGGTTTCATGTTTGTTCAATAAAACTGTTTCGAGTATTTCTGTGTTTAATTTATCACTAGGCACACGAAAATACAAACACTTGTTTAACATGTCAGTGTATAAAAAAGAAGTTATATATGATCTGTTTGTTTTTTTGTCAATATTGTTGCTGTTATACCACAGATCA